TTTGCCGGTCAAGCCGGTGGCACTGATGCGCCAGTGCTGCGTCGAGATGTTCTGCAAGAGGACGAGTTCTTTGTGCTGCAAGAAGACGGCACCGGAAAAATCGTCATCACCTTTGGCACTTTCGATTCTCTGTTGCGAGAAGACGCTGGTTTTCTGCAACAGGAAGACCTTTTTAAACTCGCAATCCAATCCAACTGACCTATGGCAGATTCTAAAATTACAGCACTAACGGCACTGACTGCTGCCGATCCAGTCAACGATATGTTTCCGGTGGTCGATGTCTCTGACACGACGATGGCCGCATCTGGTACGACCAAACGTATCAGCGCAAACAACATCCTCTCGTCTTCACCAACCGCGAGCGGAGCACTGACCGTCACCGGCGCACTCGGTGCGGCTGGTTTGAATGTCACCGGCGCAACCATTCCCGCGAATGGTATGTATCTTGCCGGTACTAACACATTGGGTTTCTCTGCGAACACTCTGTCGCAACATAGCATTGCTCCGCTTGGTGTGTTTCAATGGTTCAATGGTGCAGGCGGAACTCGGATGACTCTCAACTCATCTGGGTTAATTAATGGCGGAACAACCGCCGACATTATTGCGGCAGAAACAACTACGCTTACCAACATCGGAAATATCGGTGCTTCTCACGGTGCGAGTACCGGAACCTACTTCGTTGCTAAGGTTAATGCGGCAAACGGAATCGTTGAACTGAAGGCTGACGCTCGTAGCGGAGCGTATCCTCCGATGGTGTTTAGTGTTAGCGCAGCCGAAGGGCTTCGTCTTAACGCTAATGCCGCTTTAGTGCTGAAAGGTGGAACCACTACCGCAAACGGCGTAGGCGTAGCATTCCCCGCCACTCAAGTCGCTTCGTCCGATGCAAACACGCTCGACGATTACGAGGAGGGGACGTTTACGCCGACTGTGACTTCAGAATTTGGCACGATTGGAACGACCACTGTAACCAGCGCGACTTACACAAAAATAGGAAGACTTGTTAGTATAAATTTTGACATCTCAATAATCACAGCAGGAACTGGCAGTGGTAGTTTATTGGTTAGTGTTCCCTTTAATATTGGTGAAGAAGCCTGTGGAGCAGGTCGAGAAACAGCAATAGTAGGTAATATGTGCCAAGTTTTTAGACAGAGTGCCACAGCAGTAGGTGTTCGATTCTATAATAACTTAACACCGATTGCTAACTTAAACAGATTTTTTTGCAGTTACACCTATTCTGTCTAACCCTATGCTAACAGAACGCACTATCTTCTCGCTCTGCGAGGTTCTTCCTTCAACCGTCCTTCAGGTTCGCCTGTCGGACCAGATCGTCGATGGCGAGGTTGTCAAAGCCTCTACTTTCCGCCGCTACTGCTTGACTCCCGGCTCAGACCTTACGGGTCAGCCTGAGCAGGTTGTAGCGATTGCAAACGCTGTCTGGACTCCTGCTGCTGTCGCAGCCTACGTCGCCGCTCAAACCCCTAGCCCCACCATCCAATGATCGTACCAGTCAACATTGTCGCAGTGCAGTGCAATCAGAACAACTCACTGTTCGTTACGACCGGCGTTGATTACGACAGCGACGGCGCGGTTGTCGGTTCTGAGATTACCTCGCAGTACACGCTCAACCCCGGTGACGACCTTACTGGTCAGCCAACCGAGGTGGTGAATATCGCCAACGCGCTGTGGACTCCGGCGGTTGTCGCGGCTTACAAAGCGGCGAATCCGGTGGTTGAAGCCGTACAGCCTAACGAGTAATGGAACCAACGAACAGCAGCACCAGCCCTGGACTATCTCTAGCAGCAGCGGCAGGTGCCACCGCTGTTTCGTTTATCCCGTGGCTTACCGACTGGGTTCAGCTTATCACCGCGCTCATTGGCTTAGCCTGCGCCATCTACGGAGCCTATAGGCTGTTCAAATCCAAATGAAAAACACAAAAACAACTCTCGCTGGTGTAGGTGCCATTCTCGTCGCTGTTGGTGGGGCTCTCAAGGCCCTGTTCGACGGTGACCCGACAACCAACCTCGACCTGACTACGACCATTGCCGCGGTGACCGCTGGCATTGGCTTGATCTGGGCCAAGGATGCCGACAAGAAGCCGGAATGAACGTGATCGAGCAGATCGTGACAGCTATTCTAAAATGGCTGACCGGCCTGGCTAAAACTCAACCAACAGCCGAAGATGCCAAACCAGACCCTGAGCTTAAACAAAAGCTGCTGGATCGCATTGATAAGTCTGGCATCTAGCTGTGGCTGCGCCACCCGTGTGGTCTATGTGCCCAATGGCGAGCCTGTGCGCCTGGCTGAGAGTGTTAAGGCGCGAGTCTGGGTCAAAGGTGCAGACAGTGTTCCTGTTCTCTCCAGGAACCGTATAACGCTCGCAGAAGGTTGGTACGCTCTCCCTAAGGAATAAAACTATGGCCCAGCAAACGATCAACATCGGCACCATCGCCAACGACAACACCGGGGACACCCTCCGCGGCGCCGGCGAGAAGATAAACGACAACTTCGACGAGCTATATGCCGCCCTGCCGCTGGTTACACCGACGACCTGGGTGCCGACGCTAACCGACTCCGGCGGTGGCCGCACCTTCGCCATCACCACCAACACCGCCCGACACACCACCATCGGATGTGTTACTACCTTCACCGCGGACGTCACCGTCAACTCGGTGACCGGATCCGCCACGGGCAACCTCCGGCTGTCGCTGCCCGACCCCGTCACCTACGAGGCCGCCGCCGCGGTGTGGCTGACTAACGGCACCAACCAAGCCAAGACCGCCATCATCGCTCGCCTAATCGCCGGCACCAGCTACCTTGAGCTGTCGCACTTTGAGAACGGAGACGCCGATAGCCTAGCCCCCCATCTCCAGGCCACCAGCCGGCTGATAGTCTCTGGCACTTACTTTACCGCCTGATGACCACCATCGGATCCAGTCTCCAGCAGGGCATGGCGGTGCTCCAGCAAATGCTGGGGGCGCCGATGTTCATCTGGCAGGGGACGTCGATCCGGTGCATCCCGGCTGCCGTCAACGATGCCAACGTGCCCATCTCCGGTGGGTTTCAGGACAACGTGACCTCGAGGATCCTGGTCATGTTCAGCGACTGGAAGACCTGCGACAGCACCCTGGTCTCGATGGACAGCACACTCTACACGCTCGACCAGGGGACGACTTTCTCCAGGCTGCTCAAGGAGGACGGCCAGTTCATCCTCCAGGAGAACAGCGACCGCATCGCCCTAACCTTCTGCAAGCCTCGGCCGGTGGTCGGTAGGACTCTGGTCTACCAGGGACGCACCCTCCGCATCCTGTCCTGCCGTGTGGATGCCTCCGGTGGCTACTACAACCTTGAGCTGGGGGCGAAGACCAAGTGAAATTCGGAGTCAACATGACGGTCGACAGCGGCAAGTTCGACCTTGCAATGAAGCAGTATCTGCTGACGACATCGCGCGATTTGCATAAGGCGATCAACAGCCGGTTCTTTTATTTGATGGTCCGGCTGTTCGTCCTGGTGCCGCCCAAGAGCCCGGGCCAGGAGCGCCGCAGGATCGCTGACTACCTTGGGACGCCGGTTGGTGACATCAACCGCAAGTCTAAGAAGACCGGCAAGCGGGTTGGTAAGTCCCGCATCCTTCGCCGGGTGCATCTCATCGCTCAGTCGAAGGAAGCCAAGGGCGGTCGCCGCGGCCTCTATGGCGAAGAGATGAAGGCAGCAGCCTCGGCCCTGATGCGGAAGGCCATCGGGTCGGTCGGTTATCTACGCTCGGGTGTGGTGAAGATGATCCGAGTGTACAACAAGGGCTTCAGCCAGTTTCAGAGCGCCAAGTGGAAGCCGCTATCTAAGCCCCCGGGCTACAAGGCGCCGAAGAGGACCAACGCCGCCCTGCTATCGATGGCCAACCAGTACGGCCTCCCCCAGGAGAACGTCGCCACACACAAGGGCACCAAGGCCCGAGGATTTCAGGCTGTCCCAGGCTTCAACCCGACAACCTCGGTGGTGATGACCGCCGGTGTGGCCGACAACCAGTACAACCGAGTGGCGCAAATCTACAACGAGGCAATGCAGAAGGCCATGGACGACGAGACGACGGAGATGATCAACCACATGACCGAGGCCCTCCTGGCTAACGGCAAGGTTCTCGAAGACAACGGAATCTCAATCAAATGAACGCCGCTGCCCTAAGAGCTGAACTCGCAGTCGCTGACTACCTGGCGGCCGCCGACTGGTCGGCCTCCGGCGCCGGCACGCCCACCTGCCTCACGTCCTACAGCCGCGGCCTCTACGACGACCCCGACGACCAGGACGTCATGCCCAACTTCCCGCGCTTGGTTGTCTCGACCAACTCGGCCAGGCCAATGCAGCGCACCGATCTGACCTGTGAGATCGAGATCGCTGTCGAGCTTCAGCTCTCGGCCGACGACACCGACGAGGCTGCTGTGCTGACCACCGTCCAGGTGCTCGACAACCTGATCCTGCCGCTCTTCGACGACACCGGGGCCTCTGCCCTCGATGCCGCAGCAAACGACCCCAGCGGCCCCTTTACGGCGCAATTCGCCGCCCCTCTGGACTTTGGTGCATCCTCAATCTCTAATCGGTCCAGGACGTTCACCAGGACATTCACCCTCTACTGTTCCGCAACCACCTAACCACCCACACGCATGGCTAATTCACAAGGACTCGCATACCAATTTGGTTCACCGGCTTCGGTGACCATGTTAGACACCGATAACTCGACACCTATATTCACGGCCCTGGCGTCGATTGAGAGTTACGACCTGACTCACGAAGCCGACACCGAGGAGATTCGCAACAGCGGTGGAGAAGTGGTGGGTCACATCGGCTACAATGAGCGGGTGACGCTTAACCTGAATCTGATTCCCTCGGGCGCTAATGCAGCCGCCGCCCTGGCCTTCTGTTCACTGGCTCCGGTCAATGGAACGGTTTCAATCACCGGCGCTCCAGTGATTAAGATGATGGGTGTAGCCGACGTGCTAA